TGTCCCGACACTATCCCAGACACTAGCCCTGACACTAGCCCAGACACTATCCCCGACACTATCCCTGACACTAGCCCAGACACTATCCCTGACACTAGCCCAGACACTAGCCCCGACACTAGCCCACTTTTTCGACAACAACTTCTTAGAAAAATCTTTCGGGCCTTCTACAAAAACCACTTTTGGTTCTTTCAGGTTTGATGAGTAGTAAAGCCATTTAACACCAGCCTCCAATTCTTCTTTGTCAAAGTTAGTTTTACGAAGAGCTATATCGATCCATTCGTCGCGAACAACTGACTGCAACTCTATTTGTTTTTTTGTAAGTTTTTCAAGCATGTCATTTAGTCAACAACGGGGATAAGTCCATCTGGTGTGTATTCCTGTTGTGTAATTAACTTATAAATTCCGTCTTCAATCTTTGCATCTCCTACTTTCGGACTGTGTTCTGGATGTAGTAGGTGAGTGGCTTTTGCTACTAGATAACCGAAGGTAAAATCTTCACTATTTTTTGTAAAATACAAAGTTCCTTTGTCAATACTATGTGGGTTACCATGCGAACCGACCATTATTGTCTTACTATCTGATTTCTCTAAATTATCTGGGAGTTTGTCTACTTTTAGAAGTAAAATTTCTCCGTGTCTGTATGCTTTTTGTATCATATGTTTAATTTTTATTTAATAAATGGACTTTGCTTCATTTTCTAGAAGCCTTAACATTGTATTTGATGCACTCATTTGTTTTTCTAAAGCCTTGAGCTTTAACTTAATTATCGTCATCTGTACGCCAGAGTCAGTCATTTCCCAGTCTCTCTCGCACGCTGTGTCGCTTTTTACAGTGGGTCTGTGTAGTTTGTAGTGTTCGGCTCTTTTCTTCGTTAAATCGGCGTATAGCCCCGAATAACGGCTATATTCTTCTGCCATACCGATGCGTTCCTCTGCGAGTTGGTGTGGTGTCTTATTCATGGCTTAAAAAGGGTCTTTAATCGCTTCCTCTTGTTCGCTAGTGAACTTCTCTGGGTAGGTAGTCGGTGTAGTGTCTTCAGTGATAGCGTAGGCTTTTCTAGACTTGCTTTTATCAGTGTGATCTACATAGGCATCTTGCAAGCTACAACTTAGAAACTTATCGCCCGACTTACTTTCCTTAGTCCAGCAACTTCCGACCTTTATATATTCTTCTCCTACTTTCATTGAAATTGAATGTGTAGGTGATTTTGGGTTATCTGATTGTTTGTTTTTAAAAATGCTAAATGTTTTATACATAGTTAGAATGGTTCTGATTCGTTAGTAATATCGCCATAAGTCTTATCTTTATTCGGTTTAGTTCCGTAGTCTATGTTTCCGTTACCTTTATAGATTTCTGCGCCAATGTTTAGGTACGATGCAATCTTTGTCATGGCATCTGTTGCACTTCCTTTCATAGCATCACCTTCGTCATCGTTTGTACTCCCACCAAACTGTTCTAAGTGTATTTTGTGGTAAGGTACGGTAAGCTGTAGTTTACAAGTTGCGGTGTATACTTTTCTTTCGCCTGATTTAGTTGGTTGTTGCCAGTCGTAGCTTTTGATAAATTCTACTCTGGTTTGCCAATTCCCAATTCCGAATACTTCGTTTAGTCTTTCTACAACAGCCATTGGGTGAATAACGCTCATTTTAGATTTGGTAGGGTGGGTTTTAATTGCCCAGTCTGGAAGTTTTTTGTTTAGGATGTCTTGTAGTGATTTGTCCATATTTATTCACAATTACTTGATAATTCTTGATACTTTCTCCAAGATTTTTCCGTACCGACCCATTCATTTTCCCCGTCTTCGTCTTTACCTGCATAGTCTAGGCCTGCTAGTTCTCTTAGTTTCCAATCGTGTGTTAAATCATTCATAGGGTTATTTATAAACTGTTAATTCTTGCAAATTCTCCAAAATATTCTTTGGCTTTTTCATTGTAGGCTTTTACTGCGTCTATCTTTTCTACAAACATCTTGTTCAATACTGCCTTACCATTTAATCTAACTCTTGCCACCCACCTCTTTTTCTTCTGATTCCAATGTACTCCCTTAAATCCAGAAGTGTTTGTCTTATACAAACTGCAATTTCTAACGTTTTCTGAAACAGTGCAGATTCGTAAATTACTTCTTTGGTTGTTTAATGAATCTCCATCAATATGGTCTATTACCATTCCAGTTTGTGGTTGCATTATTTCTCTGTGCATTCTAGACTTTTTGTATTTATTATGAGAGATTTTTACGTTTGTTGTAGCATAGAATCCTTTGTGGCCTTTTCTAACTGGAGTGGCATGCCATGTATACAACCTTAGTTTTTCGTAATCTTCATCGTCTACTATCGTAAATTTATTTTTGGTTAGTTTTATCTTTTTCATTATTCGAAGCTTGGTAAATTATCCTCGTCGTATCTATCTTCATTAAGTGGTTCGACCCTTTCTATTTCTTCTTCGAACTCTAGCGCGTCTTTGTATTGATCTGGGATGTTTTCCATATTATTGAGACATACAGTCTTTAACGAATATCTCATAAGGTGTGTTCGACACTTTTTGTAGTTCTACACATGTGTCCCATTTCTCGTTGCGGGCTTTTTCACTTTTCTCTGAACCTTGAAAAAATAAACCTAAAACAAAAATTGCTGTTATTGCTAAAAACACTGGAAAAACAAGTTTAGTTGCGTCTGACATATTATTTCTTCATAATCTCCTTAGCTGATAAATGGTAGTTCTCTTTAATGAAACTGTTTAAAGAATTACCTAGTGGGTCTTTCTTCTTTCTTAAATCTAGTACGTTTTGCATATTTTTTAACATGTGCCTTCAAGGGAGTTGAATGAGCCCTTCCGTACACAATCTTTCGATTATTTGTAACTGGTTTTTCTCCAGTAAACCCTTCAACTACCCCTTAGAGACACACGTTTATTTAACTAATAATTGCTTACCCTTATATAGTACCATGGTATGTATATACCATGCAATGATTAAGGTGGGGATAACATTTTTGACAGTTTTATATTGTGTGTTCTATTTTAGGCGGAGTTTTTCGCCAAGTTCTTTACCTAGAGGGCCTTCTTTTTCTAACTTTAAAATATCGCTCAGTTTTTTCTTCATGAGTTCTGGTTTTTCATCGGCGAGGTATGCAACATCTTTTGCCTGTGCGAGAATATATTTCATTTTTTCCGATACTCCTTTTAAGTGGAGTTCATTCCAATCATCTTCATCTAGTTCGTGTGTTGGATTCCACCCCATGGTTTCATTGTACGCTGGTTCTATGTGTTGGATATTTTTTCCAATTAAAGCAACACCGTTTTTAAACACGGCTCGTTGATCGGGATTGAGAAATAGATAATATGCTTTGTGAGCTTCATTAGCGTCTATAACCATGTACTGACTTTCTCTAAAACCTGTAATAACTTTTATTTTGTATTCCATATTAGTCTTTGAAAGCTACTTTATATTTTTCCTTATCAGCCGACTTTTCTGACTGGTATTTTTGTATTGCACTTTCTAGGGAAGCCCATTTATCTCTTAGTTGTACGGGGGTAGTTATTACTGGGAAAAACTGAAGCTTGTTTGTTCGAGGTAAAGTTTGTTCAATAACTTTTTTTACACGATCGAAAGTGTAACTATCGATTAGGTTTTGGCATGCCTCACGTTGTGTGGTGTTTCCGTAGAATCTCTTTGAAGCTGGATTTAACTCTTCAAAGCTTTTAATAAGAAGAGGTATCTCCCGCGAGCCTTGCTCGCTAGTCTTTATTACTTCTTTATCTTTATTATTATATTCTTTATTACTTACTGTGTCGATTTCCGTCATGTGGGTTTCCGCACTTTGCGGTTTTCGACATGTGGCTTCTTCACCCAAATGCTGATTTTCGTCATTAGGCTCTATTGGAGGAAAATGTACTGTGTAAACAACCCTTCCATCAGCTTGTCTACTTCTGGTTAAAAACCCAAACTTCTCAAGCTCTTGTAGACCTTTGTTTATTGATAAACGACCATCTGTCATCTCCCTAGCTATTCTATCAATAGCGAAATCCCAACCCTCTGGCTTTGAATAGAGATACGCGTAAAGACCCTTTGCTTTTGCTGAAAGATTAGGGTTTTGCAGTACTCCATTGGCAACCTGTGTAAAAGGAATTTTATCTTTTACAAACTGTATATGTTGCATATATTTGTTTTCTTAGTCCCCACTCATACCGCCTTGCGAGTAGTATGAGTAAAGGCTAAGAAACGCAAGACTAAATTTATAAGTGTCATAAAACGACTTATGACTAGTACATTATACCAAATTTTAAGAAAAGCAAGTGTGCAAAACTAAAACACAAAACCAGCGGTAAAGCTGGATAGTGTGGCTGCCGAGATAGATGCAAGATCTAGTATTATTTAAATTGAGCTTATGTATATGAGAGCGCACAAGAACTCATCCACATTCACATGGACAGCTCACGAACGTGGTGTATTTTTATTGTAGCATTTAATTTAGATATTTTGTACAGTTCTCGCATTCTAGTTGTGAGTTGTACTTGTTGTAGTAGATGCCTATTCTGCCGCATTTGCATTTAGTCATTGATTCTCGTATTCAACTAACTGTTCAGCGTACCGATCATACGCTTTAATACTTTTTTCTTTGTCTTTGAAAAGTTGGTCTACATATTCTTGACCTTCTATTTCGATTAGTTTTCTATAGAAGAAAGCTTGATTGCCCGACAACCAAACATTGCATCGAAAACAAGTAACACGTAGATTTCTTAAATCATACTTCAAGTACGCTCCGCAGATAGATTTAGGGATGAAATGTGACGTGTGTGCGTCCATTGGACTAGTGATATTTTTACCACATGTATAACATTCCCATGTTCCATCAGGTCGTGCGTATATCTTGCGTATAATGCGTTTACAATGTTCCCACAGGACTCTCTGTAGTTTACTGATCGTTAGTTTTTTCATTTGTGCATCCAGTGTAAAAAGCGTCTAAATGAGTACACGTAATACTTATTCTGTTTGCACACAAATGTTCGTAACCACATTTAGTGCATGTGTACAAATCTCCTAGGAACTTGTCGTCTTCATATTTTTCTTCTACTTTAAATTCGTGTTTCATTATTTTTTATATTGATCTAAATGTTTCTTATAAATCATCGAACTGTAGTCTAAAAACCTTTTGCTTAAGTTCGTCCTACTTTTATTCATCAGCCCACTTCGTGTGAGTATCTTCTTTGAAGTGGTGTACATGTCTATCAGGTTATAGAGGTTGAAGTTTAGGTCATACTTATTTGCCGAAACCCTTAACAGATGTGCCTCTTTTTCTTCAAGTGTCATATATTTATAATACCACAAACATTGTCAAGTAGGTGTGGAAAAGGTATTATAAAAGGAAATGCTCACTATAGCCATTATTACTGCATTCATTATGGCTATCAGGAATAGCCGTAAGAAATTAAAGGGTTACAACCCAGAAAAGGATTTATTCATTTGAGTTTGGTTTTAGGTTTACTTTTCAAACCCCACATTCCGTAAAGTGTGGGGTTGACTATTTAAAAACACCCCCGCTAGGAGGTGCTTTTTTATTTCCATGAAACGGTAGTTGTTCGTCAAAAGCGCAATCCTACCTAAGTTGTACACTATAAATAACGTATAGTATATCTTTAGTGTGACTGTCAACTAGAAAGCAAAAGACCCGTCCGAACATGTCAATGTGTAGTGACTATTTACTCCAGCAATACTTGCTTCCTATCCAGGGCTGTGTTCCTTGCTCTTTCATTAACTTCGCCATGTAGTCTATAGAAAACTTAGCGTCTTTTGCTTGGGATACAGTTACTGGGTGGTCTACTACATGGATTTGTACGAGACCATAGCTCTGTTCACGTTCACCTTTTTTAACTCCCCACTTAGGGTTATCTTTCTTGTACACGAGACCAGATTGTCGCGTAGGTTCCCATGTTATGTTTTCACATGAGATTATGTCTATCATTCTTTGAGCAGACAGACCATTCTCTGCGGCGACTTTGTTGATATACTCCACCATCTGTTCTTTAGTCTCTAGTTTTACTTCTTGAACTTGCGGAGCTTCCGCTTCTGCTTTGTAGATCACTGTACTTCCAGGAATAATAGCCCAGATAATTAGTGTAGACCACAAAACAGACGTTACTATTCTCAACCTCTTTTGTTTAGGCGTTTCGACGGGTTTCTTCCACATCTTGCGCCATTGTTTTGTTAAATAACTCATTTGTGCCTTTACGAAGGCTAACGTGTGTCTACTTCATGAAGAATGCGTAGACTGTTGAGGAAATCATGAGCACGCCTAGGATATTTTCCCAAAGAACTGTGTCTCGTAGGAAATAATAAATTGTGCCGAAGACAACTGAGATTGCGACTGCAAGGAGTTTCATTTTCCATGCGTTCGTTCCAGATGCCTTCTTCATCCATTGTGTGATAATAGATGCGATAACTCCAACCAACAAAATTTCTGTGAACATATTATTTATTAAAGTACCATTAGCGGTACTTACATTATTATAACTTATAAACTGTTAATAGGGTGTGCAAAACTATTTATACCTGAAATCTTTACTTTATGACATACCAGTGGTATAGTTAATTTATGACTTACCTTCAACCAAAAAGGTTAAAGAAACACAACAATATTCTACCAGAATCTGACTATTTTTACCTAATATCTAAAGGTAAAAAATTTATATTTGATGCAGAAGATGTTGAATTAATAAGTAAATTCTATTGGAACTGTAAAAATTCAGAAATTTCATATCTCTATGCTACGAATAAATATGACACAGGCATTGCTTTACATAGACTTATCCTAGGTATTCCAAAAGGCGACAAGAGAATCGTTGACCATATTAATCGTGACGTATTAGATAATCGCAAGTCTAATTTAAGAATAACTAATAGAGCAGGTAACATGATGAACATTACTAGACCCCAGGGTTCTAATATATTCAGAGGAGTACACTGGAACAAGAACCGTAATAAATGGTATGTTAATCTAAGTTACAGAAAAAACGGAATAAGAATTCATGTTTATGGAGGTGTTTTTTCTGATGTAAACCTAGCCCGTCAAAAGAGAATAAAATTAGAGAAGAAATATTTTAAAGAATTCTCTCCTAACTAAACTTCACCCAATCTATTTTATTTTTTTGGAAGTCTGATAATTTATATCCGTGTGTCAGAGAAAAATGTGGCTTATCTTTAAAGGTTTTCCAATCACCTCCCCAGTCCAAACCTAAACTTTTACCTATCTTACCTGCCTTGTCGTAGTCTGTAGTGTATATGTCAAACGCGACACGATAGTTGTGGAAACTTTGTCCGCCTTTAGCGTTGGTTATTATTTTACCTGGCTTCGTGCGGCCTTGTTCGTAATACTCGTTTTGCTTTTCTATACTTCTGTAGCCTTCTAGTATTCTGGCCTTTTTGTCGTATTTTTTTACTTCTGTTATGAGTTTCTGGGATAGTCGGTATACTTCTGGTAACAAACCGTAGTCATTTAGAGTTTTTTTTTAAGCTCGTTTGCGAGCGTAGCTTGTGTTACTTTTCCTGCGATACCATCAGCTACAAGACCGTATTTCTTTTGAAAGGCGATAACTACAGACTGTGTCTTTTTACCAAAGTCTCCATCGACTACTAACGCAGTGCCTAGGACTGTATTGAGGTCGCTTTGGAGCTTCTTTACATCGTCGCCTTTCATGCCTATTCTCAGTGTTCTTACAGTTGTTTTTTCTTCTATCCATCCTTTCATAGCAAAGTGGAATATCGTATACACTTTGTCTTCAACATCGAACGGAGTGTATGTGTCGAAAATATACGGTCGGTTATTCACTAGACTGTACTGCATGAGAGCGTGAGTAGCTGGAATAGCAGAACCTACTTGAAGAGGTGACTGTTTAAGTGCTTCAGCGGATAGTTTTGCTTCGTATGGGTTAAGTTCAGTGTCGCTTGTTGTAGAGAAAAACACCCATTCGTACATCGGTTCAAAATATGTAAGGAATTTCTTACCCATAGCAATCATTTCGGGTGTGATGTTTTTCTTATCGTGGTATTCTTTGAAGTTAGTTCCACCGAAAGGTAGCATCTTTTCTGGAATGAGTCCGTTTTTACGTACAGAATTACCTACAGTTTCAAAGTCATTGCCGTATTCAGTTGTATTTGACATTATGGCTGTGTAACGATCTGAGAAATTAACTAGACCTTTTTGATCTACATACCCATTTTTCTGCAAAAACTCTACAGCATCCAAATTCACTAGACCTTTCTGTAGACGGTAGTTCAGTACTGTTTCAAATACATTGTTAAGAGAAAACGACGTACATGAAAGTGTGTCAAACGAAAAACTCTGCTGTTCTGTTGAAGGAAGGTATGATTTCCAGTCCCCGCTTGGGTTTATTTCTTTGCTTACAATACCAGTAGCGCCCCCAGTTTTGTATGATGTTGCGCTTGGTTCTTTAACTATCAATCCTGTTTGTTTCATATTATGCTAGCTTACGTATATTAATTTTACGACGTATTGGTGATGGTTTCTTAGTAAAGATGATTGTTTTCTTTGGCTTACGTGTTAATGTTATTGTTTTTTTCATGTTATTTTACTACTATATCAAACTGTGAAAATGTATCGACCACTGTGTTGTGAATCTGTCTGTTGAAATAGCGGATCAGCAGTGGAACTCCTATGAGTAGGGCTGTCCACAACATGCCCATTGCTATCAGAACGTACTTTTTCCAAAACACTACATCTGTTAGACTTTTCATCTGCTCGGGGTAGCTCTTCAGTATCTGGTCGTGCAACATGACAGCATCAGCGGTTTTTTGTATTTGGTCTTTGTTGACTTTTCCATCATCTCGAACTTCACGTAGCAGTCTCATAAGTTCTTCGTGTCTGTAATCCCCTTTTTCCTTTTGGTTATCGAGCATGATTTTTAATTCTCCGTTTGTTGGGTTGTTTGTTGGATTGTCTGTCATAAAATTATTTATCTTATAAACTATTTATGCTGTCTATTTGTCCTTGAATAACTTGCATATCGTTGTCTATCTTGTCTTTTTCTGCTTGTTTAATTGACAGCCTTTCCTGTAGTTCTGTCAGTTTGTCTGCAACATCTATAACTTCTTTTACGACCTCTTTTATTACTCCGTCTTCTTCTATATATGTGATTTCCATAAGTTTATATTTAAATAATAATTACGCTGATGGGTACTCTATTAAAATTGTTACGTCGAATGTGACATTCGTAGCCGAAACAGTCCATACTGCTGGTGTTACAGCTATAATTTCTATTTCATCTCCTGCTGTGACTGCATTCGAAAGTCCAGTAACGGACACTGCATTATGACGTGCACTCATACCAGCACTGCCAATACTTGTGCTTCCTGCATTGTTTATAGTGAACGTGTATGCTACTGTCTGCCCGGCTGTAGCTAGTTGTGAACGAACATATGCGTCTAAATATATTGCAACGATAGTTCCACTTTTAGGAACCTTAATAGGTGTTCTACGAGCTGCTGCTGCTGATTGAGGTGCTTGGTTAGAATAACCAAAGTTATATGTTGTGTTAGCGGCTGGACTAAATTCCAAAGTCGCTCCTTGTATTACGTAGTTACTTGTAATAGTTGCAGACGAAACAAGTCCTAGATTTTGCAAGGCTGTTATAACGGAACCCGTTGGTTGTACGATAGGTGTAGAGTTATAAAAAGCTAGTTTTTGTGTGAGACCTGTACCGATTTTTGTTCCTGTTGTGGTATTGAATACAAAGTTCGCTGCATCAGCCATTACGAGAGACGTTGTGATAGTTGGAGAGGTTGCAAACATCAAAGCACCTGTACCTGTTTCGTCGGTTACAGCTGCGAGCAAGTTCGCAGAGGAAGGTGTTGCTAGAAATGTCGCTACGCCTGTTCCGAGTCCTGTGATAGAGCCTACTGCTGGAGTATTCGGTTGCCATGTAGCACTTCCTGCTCCATCAGTAGTTAGTATCTCACCGGCATTTCCGTCTGAAGTAGTAAGTGTGTATGCTCCATTGATAGTAATAGTGCTACTTATAATTTCAATGTTCGAGGTGATGTCGTCAATAATTATAGAAGTACTGTTCCCTAATCCTTCACCATCTCCCAAAATCACATCTTTAGCTTGAAGTTGAATAAAATCATCTTGATCGCTTACTATCAAAAATAAATCATTGCTTGCAATATCACCTACTTTGAATATTAAGTTGTTTTTATCCCAAGTGAAGTTAGAGTCTCCACCAAAAGAACCACCATCGTTATACTGGACGTTAGTGTCTGCACCTCCTGGTGTTCCTCCACCTCCGCCTGATGCAGCTATTTCTATGTCATTACCTACCACAGTTATAGTGATGTTTGAACCTTCTATCAGGTTTATAGCTCCTGTGAGACCGTTTAGTGATGTTACTGCTGCGCCAGAAAAATCGGCAGCGATAAGAAGCCTTCCTGTAAGGGGGTCAACACGGAGCATTCGTATATCTTGGTCACTGTCGTTTGTGACTGCTCCGAGTACTGTTACGTGATTTTGGTCTCTTGAGAGTATTTCGTCCATGTTATTTTTTGTTAATTTTTGATAAATTTGATTCTTTTTGTCTCATAAGAACTGATGGTTTTTTAGGGAGTTTACTTTGTTTTTTTGCCTTTTCACGTATGGCAATAGCACCTACACCAAGTGCACTTATACCAGCTCCAGCAAATAGAGGGTTCACTTGAATTTTACCAAATGCTTCAACAGGACTTTCCCCTTGCTCTTTAGTGATAGGTATTTCAATCCAAGATACACCTTTGTCGTCTACTACTCTTTTACCACCGAATTTATTTAGGTATTTCTGTACATCTTTTTCGTAGAACTTGTAGATAGGGTTGTTGGTGTCTACTTTACCAGAGATGTCGAATGTTTCAGATAGAGCATTAGCAATTTTATTTTGTTGTTCTTTAGAAAACTTATCGAAGTCTACCATACCAGAAACACCTTTTGCTCCTTCTGCTTCCATACCTACTGCGGAGGTAGATACTTGTTTCGGTACCGCCTTAAATTTCCCATTTCCGAGGACATCGGTGATTATCCAGTTGTCATTCAGTGGGTCTCGTCCTTGTGATATTTGTTGTCCGACTTTCAATTCATCTGGCTTTACTCTTTCAAATCCTCCCTTTTCTAGTGGTCTTACCCAATTTTCATTAGTTCCCAACCCCTCTATCTTCATAGCAGTTTCTCCTGTAGGGAATTGGAGTTTAGTTTTACCATCTTGTGCTGCTTTCTTTATTTCTTCTCGTATCATACGGAAGTGAGCTGTGGGGTCGTTGTATTGTTGGAGTTTGCCTTTTTGTGCCTCTCCTCTCAATTTTGTAGCAATATTATTCAATTCACTAAGTCTTTGTACTTGACCATCTTTTTTGATTCCTGCTTTTCTATCGGAAATAATTTGTTTAAACTCTTTTCTTAGATTTTCTGGTAATGCTTGTGCCAACTCTGCGTCAGTTGACGGAGCCATTCCAGTAGTCATTTCATTTTCTAATCTCCCCTTCTGATACAAATCACTCTGTACTTCTATGACACGTCTGGTTTTGTTGTCTGCCATATCTTCTATACGGGTGTGACCGAAATAGTTTTTAGTAGTATAGCCAAAATGAACATCTCCAGCAGAAGTAGAAATAGGGCTTTCGTATATATTTTCTTTATAGTTAGCAATCTTACCACGGAGTTCATCTGGTAACGCAATATTGTCATATTTAGTAGAGAAAGAGCCTTCATTTTGCATGTATCGTGATGAATATTGGTCAAACTTTGGATTTACCGCATCACTACTTTTTACTTTCAACGGCAACAATTCTGCTTTTACTTTATTAGCAAATTCTTTGACGTTTATTTGTCCGTCAGGCATGGTGTCTAGTATTTGTCGTGTTATATCTCGCTCCATTTGCTTGAGGTCTCCTCTATTTGTAGCATCGAGAATATACTGTTTTGATACAGTTGTTTTACCTTCTAGGTCTTTGAGGATTTTAGTAGTTAAATCACTGTTTCCTTTATATGCCTTAATAAATCCCCCTTGTTTATTTGGTATGTCTTTTATTTTTTGAAGTATATTTACTTTTTTAGTATCTTGTTGTATACTATTAGATATGGGATTTATTGGAACAGTTTTAGCTGTGGCCCTAGGGATATTGTTATCCAAGTTAGTCATGGTTGTATTATTTGACGATAATTGAGATTGAATTCTTGATACCTCGTCAGCGTCAATCGCAGATTGGCTTTTTTCTGGTAGCCTAATAGGTACATTTACCTGAGATTGTGGTTTATTTATATTTCCAGATGGCAAAAGAAGTCTTTTTTGTTTTAGTTCCTTACTAGGAAGATTTGTCTTAGTAGGTATTTTTTTAATACCTTTTGTCGCACGTTTAAGTGCTTTCAAACCATCGTAACTTCTCAACTTATTAAGAATTCCTTTAAACACCGTAGAACCAAGGGTACGCGCCATATATGCTGGATTACCAGTCAACACTGATATTGCTGCATCAAGCCCAGCATCTGATGAAATATCACCGAAGTTCACCTTTTTATTAACTTTCTTAGCAATAGAAACAATCATGCGTTTCAACTCTTGGTTATTTCCAAAAGCATCGGCATACCCTGTCCGATCTGTAATTGAGTTTAGCTGTTTTCGTAGATTTTCGGCAACATCATCAGCAAGTTTTCCAATCATAGTATCTTGAATAGTTCCACGTTCGTATTTTTTCTTGTATCTTTTATTTACATCTTGTACCCAATCGAAAATTCCCACTGGTGTTTCACCAGTTGCGTCCAATTGTTTCAATACCCTTGACCCAGTTGAGGAAGCAACTTCTCCATTTTTAATTGCTCTTTGGATGATTTCCCGAGCCTCTTTTGTGTCTATATTGAACCCTTGTTTTGTCGCATTTTCAGCAGCCTGTCGAGCATTGTTGACAATCTTCTTATCTAGTTCAAGTACTGCGTAAAGAATCTCGTTCGGAGAAGCCTTTTGTATATTGAAAGCTTTTGTACTTCCTGAACCAAGAGGAGCTTTTGTATCAGGAATTTCAATAGTAGGAGCTTCTTTATTGAGAAGTTCAAGACCTTGACGAGCTTTAAATGACATTTCATCTATCTTACCAACATCTGCTGTTGTTCCCTCAAATATCTTTCTAATATTTTTATCTACATTTTGAGAGATGACATCTACAGGAGTACGTGTAAAAGCACGAGAAATAGCTCCTGTACCAACACCAAGTCCTGCACCTAGTATGCCTCCAAGGGCAGTACCACCTGCGGTCTTTGCTAGTGTTTTCCCTATCTTGTCTCCTTCTTGAAATGACCGTCCAGCTTCACCTAGACCTCCTTGTATAGCACCTTCACGTCCGATTACTTTTGCAGATTGACCTATAGCTTGCTTGAATGGTTGTCTTATGACTTCACCAGCGGCTCGCACCCCTGCTCCCACAGGAAGGTATGATGATAGTTCTAAGCCTGTTCCAGCTGCTCCAATAGCACCTCGTACACTTTTTGGGCTAAAACTAGTAATATCAAAACCTTTCCCCACTGGCTCTATATTTCCAAGATATTTAGATTTTGTGTCTGTTGCTGTTTTACCTTGCAATGTTTCACCTATATTTTTTACTGAAGTAGCTACTTTAGCTAGTGGTTTTACTATTCCACGTACTATGTTACCACCAAAAGTAGGCTCAACACGTTCGCCCTGACCTACAGGGAGTCCTTGCTCTATCCTCGATTCACGTGTCTCTGATTTATATTTTCTTTTATAAGCATCAACAAGAGAAGTAACACCTTGTGTATCACCCTTTGCTTGAAGTTGACGTATTCCTTCCGCTAGTCGTGCTCTTGTTTCTGCTGTTTCCATGTTTATAATCCGTATTGGCTTAGTAAAGCGTCATCGTTTGACGAATTCTGCTGACTATTAGTTTGACCACCTATGTTCTTATATTTTCCAGCAAATACATCACGCACTTTCTGAAGCTGGGTATTAAAGTCAGCGTCTTTGAGATTTCTTCCTAGAGCATCAGCTGCGTCAGAAAGAACCCTAAATTCGAAATCAGATATAGCACCTGATCCTTTAAGTTGCTGACGGTTTTCTAGGGATAGTATACCTTTAATTTGATTAAACTGATTTATCGCTAATTGTGCGTTAGGGTCAAGATTTCCAAGTCTTAATTTTCCTTGTATAAATCCACTTACTCTATTTTTATTTGGATTGTTAATAAGAGCATCAACACTCGCTAGATTTGTTTGAAGTGCTTGCTGTCTTCCTGATGGTAACCCCGATTGAGCAAGTTCAGCTGCTACTTGTCCTCTTTGTGTAGGTGTTAGTTGTTCTATGTTGACATATCCATTCTGTACAGCCTGAGCAAGAGGACTAAGATTACCACTACTGCTAGTACCACCAGATGTTGAAGTCTTCGCCCCTCCGCTAGCTATCAAGTTACCTTGTGCATCGTACCTTTTTTCTCCTTCGCTTAGAGAGAAACCACCTTGCTGAGCAAGTTCTCTTTCTCTTAGTGCTTGTTCACGTTCAAACTGTGAACTCTTTGTAGCGTTGTCTAGTAGTGAACGTTCATAGTCTAGGCGCGCTTTGTTTGCTCCTTGTAGCGACTCTTGTGCTCCTTGCTGGATACCTATATCACCTTGCAGTCGGTTTGCTTCTATTCCTGCACTTTGTCTTATGGAGTTCTGTCGTCCTGTTAGGAATCGCAGTGGAGACATCTGGTCACCTACTTGTGTCAGTTTTTGGTCTCTTTGTGCTATGAAGTCATTGTATGCTTTTTGTGCTGAAGTCACTCCTGAACTTGGAGACAGGGATGCTATGTAGTCCTGATATGCTTTATCGTAGTTAGCTGTAGATGGTGGTGAATAGGTACCTGTTGAACTTCCGTTTGAACCAGTGCTACCCGTGCTTCCAGTTGAATCTGTATATGCACCTACAACAGAACCTGTTGCGCCTGGGTTATTTGTACTGGTTCCTCCTTTTGCTGCCAGAGCTGCCAGTGTTTTAGGGCCGACTATACCGTCGGCTACCAACCCATTTGCAGACTGGAACGCCTTGACGGCTTGTGATGTTTGGTTTCCAAAAATACCGTCAGAGTTTATTCCGAGTTGTGATTGAAGTTTTCTAACTGCATCTCCACTTGAACCCATAGTGAGGTTACCTGAATAAGGGGTTGATGGATTGACAGCAGAAGGATTTGCTGAAACTCCGTAACTTGGTGCAAGGTAGTTAGGAACTTGGTTTTGTATATACTGCTGTTTAGGAGTCATTGACTGTAAAAGGTTATACCCAGCGTTTATTACGTTTCCTCCTGGAATCATTGAAGAAATCACCCCTGGTGCAAACTGTTTTATTGTGTTTCCTATATTTTGTAGGTTTATTGCCATAATATTATTATACTCTACTAATTAAATCCCGTCGCGTCTTGATATGGAAGATAGTACGGAGCTTGTGGTAGGTTGCTTGTTCGACCGAAAGGTGCTACGTATGTTCCTTCTTCAGTTTCTCCTTCGTTAGCAAGCATCTGTCCGATTATTCCTCCGTACTCATTTGAGAACCCTGCCTCGTTTCCACCGTCGTACATCATCCAGTACATCTTGGCTCGATTTAGGTCGGGCACTGTCTGCCAGTACAGGGCGGCCGAGCGGTAGGCTATTGCTACATCGTAGGCATCGGGTATGACTGAACATTGTCCAATGATACATGCTGCCGTTCCAGCGACGATACTTGTTCCTTCATAGGGCTTGAGCAGTGTTATCTGTGTTGCACTCACATATGCTCCTATTTGGTACCAGAATCCGTCTCCACCGTTTGGTGCTGTTGTTTCCGTTATTTGTATGTATCTTCCTACAAAATCTTGTGTCATTCCTCCGCTTACCACCATATCAACTCCCCCATTTGCGATGCTTGTTACTGTTACATTCGTTACGTCGGCTATGGTCAGGTCGCTTGTTTTCAGTCGACCTCGGAGTGTTATTTTATTTCCTGTAGTTGACGGAATAGGTTGTATGTAGTATTTTTGGTTTTCTACATAGGTGAAATATGGAACATCTTGCGTGCCGAGACGATATTGCTTAATCAGTTTCCATTTCGTTGGGTCGAATATCATTTCAGGCGAGTAAATCGTGGAGCGTCCTGCTGGGTCGCTTCCTGCATCGCTGTAGATGTACATATCTATCAACTTTCTGAACCCGTTAGGAATTTGGTAGCTTTCTTGATTCGCTACAGTATACATATCCTTAGTCGCTTCCAAGAAGCGAAGTTTTCCTCCTTGGAGGTTACATATCGTACGTATGCTGTCGTTTATAAAACCAGTGCCTGTAGTTATATTCCCCGCCGTTGTGTTGGAGGTGAATGTAGTGTACAGCGTCTGGAGTTGTGTTAGTGTTTTTGCCATTTTGTTAAAAGTTAATTTATAATTGAATACTAAAAGTGATAGGTGAAAATTCTAGTTCAGTACTAATTTCCGAGGCTCCTATCGCAAAAAGTGAAACGTCACCAGTTGGTAAATTAGTTGTATGAGTCGCTCGTAGAATTCCGTTGACGTAAAAACGTGCGTCCACGCCTGGATTAAAAACTATCTCATAGACATTCCACAATGTTTCGGTTACTACGGAAGTTAGGTCTGTATTAGTATTCCCTACAGAATCTCCATTGACGGCATAAACACTGTTTCCATTTATAGCAAATCGGATTGAATTACCGACGGCTGTTTGTAACCCATAAATATTACTTGCTGGGTCAGTAATTCCAAAACCGATAATTTGACCAGCAGAAGGAGCGGTGTCAACACGACAACGCCATTTTATGCGTATATCTTTATTATCGGCTGCGGAATATATATCATTACCAAGAGCACCAGGTATATCAGCTTGAATAGTGGAATTACTACCAAAATTTAAATTATAAAAACCTGCACCACCTTGGACTCCCCCTACATTGACAGAAGTGTTATCCCATCCAATAAATTCAGTAGCACTTGACATGATTGGCACAGTCCATGTGAACCAATCTGTGATGGTCTCGTCTGTGTTTACTGTATAACCCAAAGAAATTGCTGACCAGTTCCCTAAACCATTCATAAATTCTGTTGCTACACCAGAAAGTTTCTTTAAAAAACCATGTTTAACAGTTGTAGAATTATTAGTTGTTATATCAGAAATGGATAAGTCTGAATCTTTCACTTGGGCAAACTCAGGTTTCGTTGCACCGTTTAAAAAATACGTTGCATCTCCAGGACTCGCAGGGACTAAACCTGAAGAACCAGACGTTACTTCAGGAAGTCTTGGTGAATCAATACCATTATGAATATGAAATGGTACGACACCTCCTGTCTCTCTGTTTACTTCACGTATTAGATTTTTTAATTCTTCTTTTTCCATGTTATAAGACTATGATTGACTTAATAGTTGGGGTGTTGTACGAAATCTGACCTTCGTTAAATATAGTATCAGCGCTCTGTAATTCGATTTTGAACTGAATAAACTGACAGTCTTCTACATTAACTATTTGTTTGTAAGAGTCTCTTTCAGTTCCCATATTAGTAGAAGAACTGTCAAACGTCATAGTGTTCGTAAAAGCATCAAACAGATTTTTTCGTGAACTTATGCGTACACTTCCACCTCCTGATATATCAGACGAAGAGTTTGTTAGTGGTCGTGCCAGTTGAAGTTGCATGTGTTGAAATGTTTTAGGTTGGTCAGCAGTACCCACTTCATAAAGAGGTGTTATTGCGTACGATATGTAGCCAACTGTAGTAGATATTCCCAGAGAAAAAGGGTACAGAGTATCTATATATGCAACGTTTGATACAGAATAGCCAATATAAAAGTTGTCGTTAGTGGTTCCTGCTTGTCCTACAACAGCATACATAGTAGCGTTCTGAACACCGTATCCCTGTGAAAGTTTATACTTTATATGGTAAGACCTATCTTGTAAGTTGCAAGAGTAAAGCCCCGATGCTCCTTGGAAAGGAGCACTTAAAAAGAAAAGCATCTCATTACTATTGAAGCTAATACTTGTCACAACGCCTTGATAACGAATGGTTTGTAACATTTCGTCTGAAATGTCCAAGAATTTTTCAGGTGTCGTTCCATAAGTCAAATATATGTTTCCTTTTACACCAGAAGAAAAGTATAGGATATTATTAAACGTTTTCATGGCAGATACATTGGGTTCTAATATTGTTATAGGGTCTCCATAGGTGGTGCTCACTCTATCCCATCTGTGTATTACAGAGTTCGAGGTTCCTATTACCAGGTCAGCTCCCAAGTCTTCAAATCTTGTTATAGGGTCAGGCAAGTCCAACGCTTGTGTGTTGAAAGTATAGGAAGCTGAATCTGCTGGGTTAAAGGTAGTTTCCTCTACCAAAGAACCAACATAGTACTTTGTTCCTTGAACCAAGTCACCATAAAAGTATAGGACTCCATCATTTGAAACAAACGGAACTTTGTCGGACACACTTGTAGACAGGCCAGTTTGCCAGCTGTTTGTCCATGTACTAGACACCAATGAATACAGATCAATATCAGCGCCTCTAAAAACTACTAGGTAATTCTTCCATGTTGCTAACCCGTATGAAACTCCTCCTGAAAGAGTGTTCCCCGTTAAAAGTGTCCAAAACGAACTTCCTCTCTGCCAAATTCTCTTATTGCTGTCAAGCAGATATAATAAATTATTGTATTGCGCTTGGCGTATATAAAGAGGAGTTCCCATGTTGAGCGAACTTACAGTGTGGGTTCCTGTACCTGTAGTAGTTATGTCTATGAAAACACCAGCTTCAGCATTTGCTAAAGTTGTTGAGACATTAAACTGGAACGTACCCAATGAACCGTTAGTTGTAATGAAGTAAACAGTTCCAGCAACCAAAGGAGACGGTAAAGTACCAGTTGATGAAAAAGTTATTGCTCGTAGCGCACCAGACAAGAACGCTTCACGTCGAACTATTCTGACACTTGAAGTTAATATATCTGTTGTAGTATTGGCAGTCATTGTGCCAGTGAAAGGTGTGTCCCATTCGTTTTGAGCTTGTATAGCGCATTCCAAGTAACCAGGCTTGCGAAATGGGTCACAATTTCTCATGTCTAAGAAACCCCTAGCAGAAGATTCTCCAATTCCTGTTTCCCATTCGTTTATTATGAGTTGTCCTGTTTTTTTATTATATGGCATGTTATTTTTTGACTACTTTAATTTCTTTCACACCGCCTGTGTCATTTATATCAAGACCGCCTGTTGGTGTTAGTTGAATGATAGGCATGTTAGTTAATTACTTCTATTAGAGCTTGAATGCCTGTGATACTGTTGGAAGCTGAAGCATTTGCCCATGTTGCTGTTACGTTGACCGCATTTGAAACAGTAGTATTTATTGTTCCTGCTGTTGTTGCTCCTACGAAAGTACTCAAACCTGCGTATGCCATTTGTACACGCTCCCATACAGCAAAGGTTCCCGATGCACCAGTCGTCCTACAGGTAACAAACGCTTCATATGTAACAATACCGTTAGTCTGGCTAGCTGTAGGAGTACACACAATAGGGTAAGATGTTCCACCAATGACAAGGGTAAAGGTTATATTTGGCGTGACACTTGTGTTGAAAGGTGTTCCAGTCACAGTTATCCTTATGCTTTTCCCAGCTGTGAAGAAGTTGGCCGCAAGTGTCAAACTTCCAACACCAGTTCCAATAATTGTAGTTGGGGTTGTGGTATTTGTCACAGCAGCCGAACTTGCAGTTGAATTGAAGTGGGTAGTTGATGCAGTACGCGTGGTTCCAGTACCTCCGTTGGCGACTGGTAACACGCCTGTAAACGTTATATTACCTGAAGAAGAGAGTGTAATGTTGCCTGAAGCAGATATTGCTAGTGTACCTGAGGCATTTGGGAAGGTGTAGGTTCTATTTGCAGTAGCAATATTTGCTAAATTAAACAATACTCCAAAACTACTTGAATTCATATGTTGTACTTTAATAGAACCTACTGTTCCGACTCCAGTAGCTCCACCTGAGATAGTAACTCCTCCTGAGTTCAGCAACCCTCCTCCAGCATCTCCACCTGTTAACATCAAAGTTCCACCTGTACCTGAAACACCTCCACCTGTACCTGCTTGGACTATTGTATTGGCTCCATTACTTGTCGCGGTAGCCGCATTGCCTCCTTTCAATAAAAGCTGATTCCCAGCTGAAGTCTGCACAGTAACTGATGCTGCAAATAAATCAGCAATTGTAATATCACTGTTTTGAATCAGTTTTCCTGTCGTCGTATCAAACCTTGCTATTGCATTGTCTGTCGCACTTGCTGGCCCAACTACGTCACCAGAACCTGATATAGTTGCGTACTCCAAATCAGTACCACCTGCGTTGACGCGTAGAACTTGTAAAGCAGAACCTAGAGCAGAAAGGTTCGTTCCACCATTAGCTATTGGAAGTATCCCGCTTACGTGAGTTGTGAGACCGATTTTACCCCATGATGGCGCAGTGGCAACACCGCCTGAAATCAGGGCATTACCTGTCGCTACTCCCGCGAGGCGAGACCATGTGTCAGTTGCAGATCCATAGAGCAAATCACCTGTTGTTACGGCTGTTTGACCTGTGCCGCCAGAGGTTACTGCTAGCGCACCGATACTTAGATTACCTGCGCCGTCAGACTGCCAGAAACCTGCCGCGTCAGCGTCTGGCAATATCCATTCTACTGTTGCTCCTAGTGTCGTTGGTGCGCGGAACGAAAGATAGTTTGAGTTTCCACCATCCATGAAAGCAAGTCTGTGAGTTACGTTTGAGGTTGCCAAAAGACTTACTTTACTGTTTGTCGTGTCGAGACTTTGGAATGTTACGTCGCTACCAGTTGTACTACCCAAGATAACTGCTCCTGAAAGCACTGCAAATACTCCGTCGTTTTGTATTTGCCATAGACCACCTGTTGTGCCAGATGATAGGTTGAAGTTATCTGGGAGGAAAATATCAGTAAATGATTGTGCGGCCGTCCAGTTGTTTGCGTGGTTTGTGTCTAGGACTATATCTACAGTTCCAGTGCCTGAGACTGTTAGAGAAGTATCAGAAGACGTGATTGCACTGACGAATATACCTGAGAGGTCGTCCCATGCTCCTAGACCGTTTAGATACGTACTTGCTGTTGGTGTCCCAGTTCCTAGGTTAGCTACAGGTACTATTCCTGCACCAGAATCTATATCTTGTAGGTTTATTAGCGCAGCGCCGTCTACTTTTCCTGGAGTTGAAATAGTTAGGAGTTTAGTGTCTGCGATAGACCCTGCGAGCATGGCGTTCGTGATACCGAGAGCTTTTACTTGGAGAGCGTTCGTGTCGATTTCTATTGAACTATCGTCTACTTGGACTGCGATAGAGTTTCCGTTTAACACTAGCGCTCCTGCTGCGTCTAGGTCAGCTTGGAAATCATTACCAACTAACTGCACGCCGAGAGACGCTGTATACACTGTTGGTGCGGAAAGTTGTGAGAACGTGATAGCATCTGTTCCTACTGTAGGGTTTGAAGCCGAATCCATAGCCCAGACTGTGTTTCCGTATAACGTGCCCATGAGTACAGATACGAACGCTCCTTGAACTATGTCAGCTGAAGCGTCAAAGTTTGTTGTACGTGTAAGTATGAACGGTGTTCCACCTGTACCTACTTGTGTGAGTGTATAAATACCGTTTTGGAAACTAGAAGCTTGATCATTCACCAAGAGTAGTTGATTGACTGTAAGAGTTACACCATCTTGCGCGGCGAGTGCTCCGTTAGCGTTCCCTGTGAGTGTAGCTCCAACACCAGACGCTCCGTTGTTATAGGTACATGCTGGAAGTGCGGCTGTTGTTTTAGCTGTAACAGAACCTTTATATTCTAGTCCTTGCAAGAAAACATCAACATAAGCTTTCGTTACGAGTTGGTTACTTGATACAACTGTATCAGATGAAGTAGGAAGGTTTGTGAATGTTACGTTCGCAGTAAAGCTTGCGTCATCGTCAAATGTTGACGTTCCAGCGAATGTGTTATCTCCTGTGAATGCGAAGTTATTTGCTTCGTTCAAAGCAATTGTTACATCTCCAGTAGTAGGAGTTACTATCATCGTTCCGTTACCATCATCATCTACGGAAGTTACTGCACCTGTAGCGGTTAGTGTAGTTCCTGAAATGTTTAAACCTGTACCTACGGTCAAATACGCGTATGTAGAGTTGGAATCATCCCAGAATACGATACGGTCTACACCTGGGTCTCCTAGAGCTGAAATTTGGTTCAAAGCAGTGCTGAACGCTTGAACGTCTGTGCCTATAACCAACCCGAGATTAGTTCGTGCTCCCGACGCTGTAGACGCTCCTGTACCTCCATCTGCGACTGCAATGTCAGTTCCGTTCCATACACCAGAGGTGATAGTACCGACAGTTGCTAGGGATGGTAGGGATGTAACTGCGTCGGTTATCAGTGTTCCTGTGGTTGGTAACGTAACGTTCGTAGCACCTGTTGTTGTGAAAGTGAGAGCGTGACCGCCAGCAACTGCAAAATTCCCTGCGATAGTAAACGTACGTCCGCCGTTGTTTACGCCTGTGCCACCGTATTGGCTGCTTATGACTGTGCCTTGCCAAACACCTGTGCCTATCGTGCCGAGGGTAGTTATACTTGCTTGACCGACATACGCAGCGGAAATGTCGATTACAGGGGTAGTTGTTCCATTGGCTACGGTTATTCTGTTAGAAGTTCCTGAGACGCTAGTGACAGTCCCACCGCCACCGCCACCGCTTGAATTTATTACATAAGGATCACCTGATGTTCCTGTTCCTGTGATGGTGACATTAGACCCAGCACTTACTAGACCTGTAATGTCTGAAATATACCCTGCATCGTTTGTAAACTCTGATACTGCTGTAGGAAACGTAGCCAAACTTAAATCTCCTCTGAAGTATTGAGCAATTGTTCCTGTCGGAATTACATCTTGTTTAGAATCCAATGCGTCTTGCAGGTCAGTTTGGTTTGATAGCAATCCTGTAATATCGCCCCAGATTGCACTTCCTCCTCCACCGCCTGTACCTGAAACTAAAAGACGACCAGTATCAGGGTCTACTAAAAGCATACGCACTTCTTGGTTTGCATCATCTGTTACTGCCCCTATGACTGTTACATGATTTTGGTCGCGTTTTAGTATATCTTGTTCCATATTAGTCGAAATTTACCAATAAATAATTATCGTGCGTTACTAAAGACTGTGGATCGTCACCGTTGTATGCCATCGAAACTGGAACATGATTCTGGTCTCTTTGGGCTACGGTTTGGGGTGTTATAGGACTTATTGCTGATTGGTCTACCACCTGAATAAGGAGTCTGCCAGTTACAGGGTCAACCCTGAAAGGAACGGGAGTTACTCCATCTTCTGAACTTACTCCTATGACTATTGTTCTGAAGTTTTGGTCTCTTTGTGCTTCCATGTTAGTTAAATTGGCACAATAGTCTACCGTCATCGTCTACAAGTGCTTCGACTGGCACATCGTTGTCATTCACGAACAAAGAAACTGGTACGTGGTTCTGGTCTCGCTTTGCAATATTACCCGACATCCCGGACCCAGCTTGAGACGCTATGTCAACCAAGAGACGGTCATTAGAATCAACTCGTAGCATAAGAACTTCTCCGTCTCCTATGCCAGCACCAACTGTTCTAAAGTTTTGGTCTCTTATTATTTCCATTATAGTTCGTTAACGTCTTTTAATACTGAAATTACTTTATCTTTGAATTCTTGCATCTTCTTATTTCCAGATGCAATCATTTCGGAAACTTCTTTATGTTTCTCTTCAGCTTGTTTCAAAACAGAGTTTGCTTGAGTTATCTTTTCTTCACACAACATTTCGCGTCTTTTTGTCTCGTTGAGAATGTCTACTTCTCCTTGCTTCTTGATTTCAAGCTCTTCTTCTCTCATTCTAAGGTTGTTTTCTTTGTCCAAGATCGCTTGAACTGCGTCTTTTTTGGCTTCAATAACAGCCATTTCTTGCTCTTTTTCTTTCAACCAGGCAAGTCTTTGAATAGAAATTTCATTCATTGTGTCGTTTAAAACACGGTTTTCTTCTTCAATTCTTTGCTTTATTGAGCTTTCCATGTCCATTAAAGCCTTGTTTTCTTTCTTTTTGGCTTCAATAACACCTGTCCAGTAGCGATTTTCTTTCTCCATCGCTCTTGTTTCAGCTTCTAGTTTTATTTCATTTTCGTCCATAGTTTTTTCATCTCCTGATAATTATTTTTTAATGTTTCTTGCTGGCTCTTTATTCGACTTTGAGCAGCTTCTATGTCAATTTGTTCACGTTTTATCATTTCTTTGTCGTTTTCTATCATCTCTTTGTCTTCCTGGACTTGTCTCCTGATTTCAGATATTTCTTTTTCCTGTCTTTCGACTTTCTTTTCCCAAGTTTCGTTCATTTTCTCGAAGTCAACCATCATTTCCTTAAATTTATCGTGTGCTTCCTTGAGAAATTCGGAGAAAGTTCGTACTGTATTGTAAAATTCCTGTCCTTGAGTGAAATTCGAGTGTATTTTCTGTAGTATTTCTTTACTATCGTCGAACATTTTATGGATTTTATCCATTGCTTTCTTTTCACGTTCAATCAGGTATACGGTTTCAGTCTCCTGTAAAGATGTCAGGAGATTCTTAGCCTCACTCACCTGCATATTAGTCTGTGCAAGTGCGTTTAATGCCTCCATATGTTTGTGTTGTAGTTCTTGTTCCATATAGCTGTGAGGGAGCTTGCATCCCTTTGTTGTCTTTGCACACAGCTAACGCTGTTATGCGAGCAACTTTTCAAGTTCTGCCTTGTTCTTGCGTTTATCGTGTTTAATTCCACGCTTTTCAAGTTCGGCTAGAACCTCTGCTTTATCACTAAATTTATTTACTAGACCTTTTTGTTCTAGTACTACTGGTACTTGCTTCTGTTCTTCCTTTACTGATACGAGCAAGTCAACCATTTTTTTGTATTCTTCGACTTTTGCCATTAGCTTATCTGTTTCGGACATTGCTACTGGCTTTTCTTCCATGTATACGTCCTTGATATAGCTGTTTTTCATTCGTTCTAGCTTTTCAGTATCCCATATCGCAGCTACGATTGGCTGTCCATTAGCATCTAATTGCTGGACTTTTGAAGCTGAACTATTCATCACATGCTTCGCTAAGTTTGCAGCCAAGCGGTGTGCTATGTGATACGGAAGAATGATAGTTTCTCCTGCGTCAATTCCTGGAGAACCATTGATTCCGTTGATCGGTCGACCATCATACATACATCCCATTTCTGGGGTGAAACCAAACTCCATCGGGTTGTGAAAAGATACAACTTTGTGGTCATTTGGATTTGAAACCTGTGCATTTTGCATAGTTTTAATTCCTATTTACTTGTTAATCTCGGGCTTCGTCCTTCCCGAGTACAGAACTAATGTCCTGCGCCCCACCTCCGTAAAGAGGCAGAAGCAAGACGTTAGCGAACGTCAAATCGTACCAATGTGCCAATATCAGCGGCAGCGTTAGCTACGATAGCGTAACCAAGGTTCTGAGCGTTAAATGGGCCTTCAGCTGTTACAGAAACAATAACTTGTCCTGCAGTATCGTCTCCTGTTGAGAAGCCTTTACCAACTACAAGTGTGTTTCCTGGAATAGCTCGTCCATCACCATTAGTGAGTACCCAACCGTAGTCGCCTGAAGCGAATGATGTTTGTACCGCACCTTGTGCCATCTGTACAGTTGATGTAATTGCAGCAACGATGACGTTTGACATACCAATCCATGTAAGGTCTGAGTCAGCGACTGAAAGAGCTGTTGTGAGAGCAGTCTCAGGATAAAGAGTAAATGTTGTAGCATTGTTTGTCTTTATCTTGAAAGTCTGACCACGGCCTGTACCATCGTCGACAACACCGATGTTGTCTTCGTAAGCACCTGTCGTCATTGTTGACGCTGCACGTGTCATGTACACGATGCGACCTTGGTTGTCTGTTGAAGATGACCATAGGTCTGCAGATGATACTGTGTTTGGAATAGCGATAAGGCTATTTGCAATAGCACCTTCTGCTTTGACGAATACCCACTCACGTCCGTCTGGTGTAGAAGCTCGTTGACCGAGTTTAAATTCACCGCGTGCTGTTATTGTTTGGTATACGTCTTGAAAACTAATTTGATTTCCCATAATATTTTCAGCCTTCGATTCTTAGTCTAGGGCTATTCGGGGATTCACCCCTTATTTAATAATTAAGCGAACGCTGTCCAGTTTGTAGTTCCTGTACAGAAGTAACCTTTGCCACTATCTCCACCAATGAGCCAATCTCCTGCAGTACCTGAAAGGTTGCCGTTAGGAGTTGTACCATTACCTGCCCAAAGAGTGAACCCATTAAAGGTTGCAATCTTGAAGTAGTTGGTTGATGTCGGAGCATCCTGAGTAAATGAAGCAACTGTTGTTCCTGTAGCTGCTACGTTGTCGTTCTTGAATACAGCAAGTGTGCGTGTTCCGTTAGAGGACGAATTAGACGTGAAGTTAACGATACTACCAGTTGTGAGAGCATCTGCATCGCTTACGTCTATTAGAGTTCCTGTCGTTACAGCAGCACCTGAAACATCCAATAGTACACCAGCTGCCAAAGCACCTGACGCACTTACTCGAAGGACAGTTGTTTCATCTGTTGCAGCAGAAGCGAATTCCGAAAGAACCGCTGATGTGCCTGTTGCACCTGTGTGATCAACTCGTAGGAGTCGTCCAGCACCTGTGATTGCAGTTGCAGATGATGTAATAACTGCGCCAATACCTGAAGTCAATGCGTTTGCATTAACTCGCAAGATACCTGCGGCAGTTGTTGCTGAATTGGCAGTCAACGTCAACAGATTTCCTGTTGTTGTCATCGTACCAGTTGAAGTGATGAGCATTCCTGTACCAGTTGTGAGACCGTTACCTGAAATCTTACTCAATACTCCCGTTGTTGCTGAATCAGCTGTGATAGCCAACATCCCAGTAGTACCAGTGTAAACACCAGTCGTGGTGATTTGAATACCTGTTCCAGCTGTTGCCGCACCCATTGAGAGGTTGATGCCTCCACCTGATGCTGTTGCATTTGCTCCACCACCTGTAAGAGCCATAACGAAGCCGTCTGTGAGACCAGCTCCTGATACTCGTACAAGACCAGTGGATGTAGTAGCAGAGTCGGCTGTGATAGCCAACACGTCACCAGTTGTGACGATTGTTCCTGAAGATGCAATTTTCACTGCATGTCCAGATGTCAATCCGTTAGCTACGACATTAAATACTGTTCCAGTTGTTGCACTGTTAGCAGTGATTGCTACTACGTTCGTACCTGTGAACACTCCTGTATTCGTGACAGAGAAAGCTGTTGCTGTTGTAGATGAAGATGTGATATTTCCAAGAGCTACAACGGCAGAACCTCCGATTGTTGTTGACGCAGGGAGTGCACAGTTACTTGCACCAGAAAAGTCAATATCCATGAGGGTGTTAAGTCCTCCGTATTTGACTACTGGTACATATTGTTCTAAATATAATGCCATTTTTTCTTTTTCTTTTTCCCTCTCCCGTAGTCATTAACTCGGGGTAAAAGGCAAAAAATGTTTATCTATTAAGCAGATTCTTCGACAGAGTCTGCGGGAATTTCCTCCATTGGAGCTCCTCCACCTCCACCTCGCAGTTCTTCTGGTTCTGCTTGGACTTCTGGAGCAACTTCGATTTTTACTTCTTCTTCCATATCGTCTTTTCGATAATTGATAATGTGTTCAGTACCGTCAGAGTATTTAATAGTCTGCTGTACCATGTAAGGTTCCATATTATGAAACTCCTGCAAGTGTTCCCTGTAGACGAGGTTCAGTAGCGATGAAGTTACCTGCGTAAATAAGGTAACCAACCTTTGTAAGCTGGTCTACTGGACTCATCATCTTTCTGAACTGGAATCCGCGAGTTGACTTCACATTTCCTGGCACACCTGATGGCACGCCACTTGAAGTCTGTTTGAAGTTAGCTGTCATGATATTTTCATCTTGATAGTTAAATCCAACGAAACCGAATCCTTTTGTGTTGACGAGGAAGAATTTTCCTGATGGCACCTGTTCATCTTTAGCGATAGGTGTACCTCGGAATGTGAGGTATACGAATCCCTGTGTGCCTCCCAATCCTGGTGAAGCTGGAACGCCTCCCCATGCGTTCATGCGTGGGTAACCATTAGTTGAGAAGTTCGCACGTACTGAAGGTGTCAAGAGTGATTCGTATGTTGACCAGATAGCCTTAGTCGTAAGAGCAAGGTCTGGAGAGTCAACTCCGATTGTTACCGCATCGTCTGCAGTAGCAAGCTTTGCAAGTGTCAAAGCACCTGTTGATGCAAGGTAGTAACCATTCCATGTTGTGTATGTTGAACGTGAGAGGTCACCATACGTTGCAAAGAGCGTTGAGTCTGAAGCTGCGTTTGCCAATGAATCCCAGTCGTGACCTGTACCGTTTCCAGTATAGAGGTTCTGAGCCATGAGAGTCATCAAAGACTGAGCTTGTGAGTCAAATTCTGTGTCAAGGAGGTCAACAATCTGTTCATCGCCCATGTTCGCTGTTGTTTCAGCGATAGCGACTACGACAGGCTTGTTGGCTGCCTTAAGGTTGAAGTTCGTTCGTACTCGAACATTCTGTCTGTTAGTGTCAAGACGGTCGGCGATACCCATGTTGCCTCCGTTTGTTGTGTCTTGGTATTTGATTGGGAACTGGAATGATGTACCAGATGTCCAATTCTTACCGAGTTCACCTTTTCCTGTACCCTGAAGGAAAGTCATCAAACCTGGAGTACCTGTGGTAACCTGGTCGTATACTTTCTTCAAGATGAATTCACGAGTTGTTGTCGTGACTGCTTGGTTGAAGATCATTTTAATTATTTAAACTACGAAGGTAATCTCGTGCTGTTGCAAATTGGCTTGGGTCAGGTCGTATACCTGTCGCTCCTGGAGATATGCTGACTGGATCGTTTCGCTTTGCGATATTGTTCGCTGTTGTCTTTTGGACACTTTTTGCGAGCTCGGCCATGTCTTTCATATTCTGGTAGGCGGTTGGCAAGTCTCTGAATCCGTACTTATTTGCGTGCAAGAACAACTTATTCTCATCGAGAGTTGGGTCAGATTTCTTCAATGACTCAATCTGGCTGGCCACTTCGTTCTCGACTGCTTGTTGCCGTTCTATAACAGCTTGCTGTTCCCTTACAAGGTCCGACTTCATTTCTTGCTTCGCTATTTCGATAAGTTCGGCATATGATTGCGGTACCCAATCTGGGTCAGCGTGAGGATTCGTAGGTTCACTATTTGGTAATGTCTCAGTTTTAACTTTTGCAAGTTCCTGAGATTTGCGGGTGTATTCAGGATAGAAATTTTCTTTCCATTCTCTGCTTAGCGTGTCCGCGTCAACCTTTCTGCCATCTGGTAGCTCATAGAGCTCAGGCTCGGCTGGTTGCGCCGCCTCCACTGGTTCAGCAGGAGTCTCTGTCGTTGGTTGTTCGCTTGGTGCGTCTACTGGAACATTTCCATTGTCTGCACTGGGAACAACATCGAGTGTTTCATCCATAATGTTATGACTGCCCCTTACTAGCTTGGTCTTTCGACTGAAAGTAATTGCTTGGTCTAATTAGGCTGTTAATGTGGGTTTAGAGACATCACAGGTCGTAGTTTTATTTTTTAGGTACTGGTTTTTCTGCCTGCTTTTCGGCCACTACTTGCGAACGTTCTGACATCATCTGTCCATGTTGCTGTGCTTCTTTCTTCATCTGTATGTCTTCCATTTCTTTCTGTCGTTCAGCCATCTTCTCCGCTATGAGCATCTCTGGGTTAGCTTGTATGCCCATTTTCTGTAGGACTTGTGCTTGTACGTCTGGTGAAAGGTCTGTGTAACTCATGCTTACACTTGGTGCCTTTGGTTCTGCTTGTTGTGCTGGTTGAATTACTTGTGCTTCTTCAGGGGTCATGCCGACAGCTACGACTGGATTTAGTTTGTAAGTCACTGCGTTCTTAGCCAGCTCTTTAGCGTTGTCGTATTGGGCAATATCCAGGTAGTCAACTGGTGAAATATATCCTTGAGCTACGTCGTTTTGTGCACGCTCGAACTTAAATTCATCATCTACAGGAAGTGTTTTACCTGCGATTATTGTAACTTCAGAGCCTGTCTCGAAGTCGTCTTGGATAAGTTCAATCACTTCTCGGGCACCTTCTTTGCCCATCCATTTAGCGTAGTGGTATTCAGTGTAGCGAGTTTTAGCCAGTTGCATTCCCCAGTCAAAGATATTCTTAGCTACGTCGTCAACTACTTGTACTAGTTCGTTCAAACGAAGGTATGACTGTTGGATAAGAGCTAGACGACCCGCTTTTGTCTCTTGGCCTTGACGTTCTCCTCTAAATGCCGAAGAAGCCGCCATAATATTGTCGATTTCTTGTCTAGAATCAATCATGTCATCAAATACCATTTGTGGGAGCGCTTGTCCTGTTTCACGTGTAACTCCGTCTTTTACGCCTTTGCCCCAGATAATACCTTTTGTTTCAAATCGTATTCGCTGTGCGTCACTTTTACCCATCACAGAAGCATCAACTTTGAGTACTCCGTTTGCCAATTCGCAGTTCTCATCAATATCCATTTTTCGCTTGTCGATGCCTCTTTGGAGTTCAGCAGAAAGAGTAATCATATCGGTGCGTCCGATAGGCGTGTTTTCATTATTCAAAATAGTTGCGAATATATAAGGCTTGCGAGGATTGTCGAAGTAATTGAAATAGTATGGTTTATATTGCTCTTGTGGCATTCCCTCGGGCGCAGTTGCTCCTTCGCTCGGTTCTTGAGGAACACGACTATCCTGTTGGAGTTTGATTTCCTGTATGTATTCACGGCGTTTATTTCCGTCCAACGCTCCTTCGCCAGTTTCGTTCAACACCTTTTCTTCTTCTTCTGTTACGAGAATACCATCCCAGTCCCAGTATGGGTTCTTAATTCTGTCGAGAATGATATTTTCAAGTTTAAATACAACATAGTTTCCAATCCACGCTTCTTTGTATTTGACATCTGGGTTCTTAACATAGAGTTGTTCGTCATTCTGTATGCCGTACTTTTGCATCAGCTCGGCTTTCTTTTTAGGGAAACGTTCAATGACAGCACAGAGGTTATCTTCTATTTCTTCAATAGCAAACTCACTGTCTTGTTCTTTTCGTGCATACTTTCCAAAACGTACTTTGCGTGGGTCGATAGCACGGAAGTCAAAATCACCGCCATTTCCTATCATTGGGTTCCAGAAAGCCTTAATGACGAGTAGTCTGCCGAAATAAAGGTTTCGTAGTCCCATTCTAACTACTTCTTTGATGTTTAGGTCTGTGTATCTCTTTCTGAAGTAACTTTCAAGTTTACGTGCAAAATCTTGTGCTTCCTCACCATCACGTGCTGGGAGAATGTTTATCCCCGGAGGGTTTGCAATAAGAGAGTTAATCACCGCTTCCATATTCACAAACACCCGATTTGCTTGGACACGGTAGAGTTTTCTACGTGACGGTATCGCATCTAACCATTCTGAACGATTCTCGTAGACTGCTGTGTTGCTTTTATATACACGGTTAATGACATCCCATACAGAGTCAGACGAACTCCACCTAGCATTTACTAGGGCGTTTAGTTGTGTCTCATCTAAAGTTGTAAGGTCTATTTGTGCCATTAAAAAATGGGCGAATACTCCTTTTTAGGGAATACTCGCCCGTTGTGTGGGTTTGAGTTATAGCTAACAATATAATTATATACGCTGAATAAATCGTGTCAAGTTTTTCTACTTTTTATACAAAACATCAGCTCTTTGTATGGTTCTTAGCGTTCCGTCTGGGTCAAAGTGCAACGTCACTGCAGCGTTCTTTTGTTGAAAAACTCCCTTTTCAAGAAGCAACATGAACAGTTCGTAGTGTTTCTGAAACTCTTTGAACTTCACTGCTTCTTCTGGTATGAGAAATAGTGTAATTTGATTATTCATATCCTTCGTTATTCTCAGAAAATGCTCGGGAAATGTCGTACACGTTATCAGCTCCCAGAATGCTCTTCTTTTCTTCAATTTCGTTGTAAAATACACCAGCTCCAGAGCCTAAAGTAGCCAAATATGCGTACAAATGAGCAAAAACATAGTGGTCTACGCCTGTTGTAGAAGCCCACACGTATCGCTCAATTCCCTTGTTGTTAACGACCTTTTCACGCCTCAAAGTCTCAAAATGCTTGATAAACTCGCCAAATTCCCTGTCTGTTTCCACTCCGAGTAAGTGTTTTGCTTCTATCATCTCAGTTAACATTTGATCCAGTATTCTGTCTCGATGGGAGTAGACTATTCCTTTTTTATCTCCTTCACCCCACCACACTATCGTTTGTGGATTATTGTTGTTTTCTTGGAAGAAAGACATCTGCATCCACGGATATTTATCTACATAGTGCTTAGCTGCTGTGTTATCTGGCATAGCATCTATCACGCCACCTTTAGGTTTCCAAAATGCAATTATGTCGTCAAGTTCACTCCATGAAGAGAACCTACCTAGCTTAAGTGTTCCTTTTTCTGAGCGCACTTCATAGTGTTTTATGTTACCTACGTCAATACCGATGTACGTGTTCCCAGTTGAGAGGTCTTTCGGTGTCCACAAGTCGAGTATGGTAGTTCTTGTAACAGACAAATCACCTGGTGAGTAAGGCTTTCCTAATACGAAGTTGTTGAAATAAGCTGGATCACCGAGTGAGTCTTCTATGATTTCATCTACAGAAATCCACGGGCACATAAGGTGAGAAATATGATACCCACTTACTTTACTTCCTGGACTTTGAGCTACCCATTTACCTTGTCGCCTTACGTCATCACTTATAGGCTCTTTACATGCTCGGCAAATATAGCACTTTTTCTCCATGTCAATGGAGTCCGGCCACACAAGATAGTGTTCATCGTTACATTTTGGGCAGGTAATGCACCATTCCTTCTGGTCGCTTCTATTCCACGCCAAGTCTAGTTCGTCTCGTTCAGTTCCAGGGTTTGAAAACAACCATCTCCCTTTATACTGGCTGGCTTTTGTACGAGATTTGTAGGTTTCAATAGCGTTCTGGTCTGAACGAGAAATCTCGTCGTGGATGAGCAAGTCAGCCGTTGTGGAAATCGCTGCTGTCTTGCTGTTTGTTCCTTTAAAGAACAGAAAACGGTCATTGAACTCTTTACGCTCAACGTTATCTGTTGCCATACCTTCAAACTCGTGTATGTTAGCTTGAACTATCTTGTTGAACTTAGAAGAGACAAACTCGTTAACGTCCGAGTCGGAGCTCATGGTGTAGATTGCGTTGAAGTGTAAGTGCTTGATAGCAAACAGCGATTTGATGGAGAACGTGACACTTTTACCAATCTGAGCACACGCAATGATTGCTATTTGTGGTGTCCAGTCGGTGAGAATATCCAACAGGAATGGCCTATCATAGAAGTCAAAAGCCTCACCCTTTTCATTTACAATCCCTCTTTCTGTCAGCCATTGAAGGATACTGAAATATTGTTTATCGTTTGTCGCCATCTTCTATTTCACTCACGATGACTGTCTCTACACTTACTAATGATGATGCGATAGCTGTTGCTGATTCCAATGCAAGTCTAGTTACTTTAAATGGGTCAATAATGCCTGCCTCAAACATATCGACAACCTCCTTTGTTTTAAAGTTTACTCCAAAATTACCATTCTTGTGTACCGAAGAGGCAAGTTCATATTTTTCGTTTGGAGTCTTTCCCATTCCTGCGTTTTCTACTTGCTGAAAGAACGGAGCAATAAGCGCACTCCTGAATAAGTCAACTGCTGGATGACTGAGATTTTCTGATATTTTCATAAGTGCTGAACCTCCACCAGGCAATATTCCCTCCTGCAACGCCGCCTGTGTAGCGTTGATTGCATTATCAAACTTGTACTTCTTAGCATTGAACTCTGCATCTGTATATGCGCCTACTCGGACTACTCCAATACCCCCTGTTAAAGCGGCTAGACGGTCTTTTAAGCGTGTTTTAACGTACTCACTAGGGTTTGTTTCTATTTCAGTTTCAATAGCTTTTATACGCTCTTGTAGCCCTTCTCCTGACCTTCCTCCGATGATAGTGCAGTTGTCCTTAGTTACAATTACCTTTTCAGCTTGGCCAAGAAGTTCAATCCCTGCTGTATCCATTTTCATACCTGCTTCTTCACTTATGACAGTTGCGCCAGTGAGCGATGCTATATCCAGCAAGAAATCTCTGGCTGGAGTAGCATTGTACGGGTTGCGTACAACAGCTATGTCGTATGTTCCTTGTATTTGTCGTCCGCTTTGGTCTTGCATAGTGACAGATTTTGAACTTTGAATAAGAGACGCAAGAGCAAGTCCATCTACATCGTCAGCAATAATAAGCACAGATCTATTTCCTGTCTTTGCAATAGCATCCATGATTGATTTCAGTTGTGTACCGAGAGAGATTTTACGGTCAACCAACACAATGTATGGGTTCTCAAGCACTGTTCGTTCTTGGTTGAAGTCGTTAATGAAGTATGAAGAAATAAGGCCACGTTCAAAACGCGCACCTTTAACTACTTCTTTCGAGTATCCAATCTTATTGCCTTTTTCTACAGTTACAACACCATTCACTCCTACTTCTTTGATGATTTCTGCGATGATTTTCGCGACTTCTGGGTCAAGCGACGAGATTGTGGCGATTTTCTCAATATCTTCTTCTTTGACTTCACGTTTGAGTTTGACCAACTCGGTGAGTACTTCTTCAAGACCTTTAGACAATCGTTCACGTACTTCTCGTATTCTTGAGGAGTCATTTGCAATTTCTTTGAAAGCTTCTGCAACAAGGGCTTGTGTAAGGACAGTTGTCGTAGCAGTTCCGTCGCCGCCCTCTGTGCTTGTTCGGATAGCAGCTTTTCTAAGTTTTTGTAGCCCAAGTTGTTCATATTTGTCTTTAAAATCTAGGTTTAATAGGATAGTCTTTCCATCATCGCAATCAACAGGGTCTAGTCCTGGAAATTCAATCAGCGCTGACATTCCTACTGCTCCCAGTGTTGGACGAACAGCATCAGTCGCTTTGTCAATCCCAGCTTTTACTTTTAAACGGGCTTCATGCCCAAAACTAATTTCTTTACTCATTAAAATATTCTAGTGGCTTAAAGTTAATAATCTCTCCTTCATGTAACATACCTCCTATTTCTATATCAGGGTACTTCCAGCTAAATCCTTCTGGCACACCATCAACCTGTACAGGTTCTAAACCTTTCAGTCGCGCGTATTCTTCTACACTTGCTCTCGTTATTTTCATAGTTGACTTCTGAGTTGTATCAACCCTTTAATTGAAATTACGTCACTCATATACAGCTAGAATATCATCTGCGCTTATAATCTTCATCTTCTGACCGTTTACATCTACTTCGTGTGTATCTGGTGAGTATTTTGCAAATAAAACAACCCTTCCTGGCTTTAAAGCGAAAGTCTCGTATAATGAGCAACCTTCTCCTGTCAAAACTACTTGACCTTTACAAACAAAACTATCCTGCACCTCGACAGCTTGAAATCCCTCTGTTTTCTCCTCTACTACCTTACTCACTAAAACTCTTTTTCCTAGTATTCTCATATCTTTTTGTATAACATATTAAACCCAGTTTCCCAAGGCTGGATAGTGTCTTTATAAAACACGCCTCGGTCTCTAATAATATTTCGTGAACTTGTCCAAAATCTATCCTTGTCTTTGTCTGTTACAAGTCTGATACACCAGTGGCCTTTATCACATTTGCTCCTATAGAAAGCTAAACGATGATCTGCGTACCAGTCTTGTTCTATTTCTAGTATGCTTTGGCTTTTAAAGTCTTCCTTGCACTTATCGCACCAGAAATCAGTTATGATATACAGTTTTGCGTCCTTTATATCTTTCTCACGTTCTTCGTAACCTTTCTTCTTGTTCCTGTGGTATTCCCTGTCATCAGCTCTTTTCTCTTGTCGTTCTATCAATTCTTTAATGTGGAAATGTTGTTCGACATCTGGTCTTGGTGTATAGTCGTATTCTCTCATAAGCCAAAAATCCCTCGAAGCCCCTTATCTTCTAAATCCTGCTGTTTCTTTTCTTCATCAGTTCCTTCACCAAAGAACACAGCTTTTCCGTCACCTATTTCAGGTATGTACTGCAAATCTTCTACTGTAAGCTTTTCAAACTTCTTTAGGACTTCTGGGTCTTTATTGGACAGTTGCCAGAACCTTTTTATTCTAGGAATTAGTTTCATGTTTTTGTATGAGTTTAGCTTTAATTCTAGCTTCTATTTCAGCTACGTCTTCTTGTACTTCTTTAGAGAAGATGAAGTTATACGTAGTTTGAGTTTTTGGTTTATCATCAGGAACAATTCCGTAAATACTCGTAGCGTGTTTTATTCCTTTATCTATAGCGTTATAATCTTCGTTTCCTTCTTTGTCTACAGCGTTAAGTAAAACATCTATCTTCTGTGCTATTTTAGCTGGGTTTATTCCTTGTGCTTCAAGTGCTTGGCGTAAACCAGTCTCTTGTAAAGCTATCTTAAAACCTTCACTTTGTAATACCCGACTTGGTTGTTCTGCTGAGCCTTTAGAGAATCCCACACTTTCTAACACTTGTCCAGTGGATTTTGGCTTATCCGATAGCAGGTTCTTCACTATTTCCTGAGCCGCTTTCCTCTGTCTTGGTCTCGGAGTTATCTTCGGAGTTATCTTCTGTTTTGTCTTGGAATTCTCCATTTAAAGGTGATACTATTTCAACTCTTTTAAAGATTTCAATGCTCGACTTTACTCCCATTTCACAGTTGTATTTTGCTAGTACGTCTTGTAGTTCTTTTGTGAGGGCTGCTGCTTCTTCAGGAGACAGTTCTGCTCGTGTGTAGTTTTCCATAATTATTCTTCAAAGAGCCACGGGACTACTTTCTTAGGCTCGATTGTTATGTCTTGTAATTCTGAGAGTTTTATTTTTGGAAACTCTATGTCAACTTCTACTTTAGTGAGTTCTTCTAGTTCTTTGAAGAACTGGTCGACGTTTTCTTGTTTTACAGTCCATGTGTCTTTCTCTTTGTCGGTTTGTTCGCCATAGGTTTTAATGAGTTCGAGGCGTTTTTCCTCAAAAGACTTATTTTCTTCAACGACCTTTTTATATACTTTATTCAACTTATAACTCACTGCAATAGGAAGTTTTACTTCCATGAGGTCTTCAATAACCTTTTTACTTTCTACGATTTCTTTTAAAATCATGTGTTTGTTGGTTAGCTTTTAATTACTTACATTATACTACTACGTTAATTGTTAGTAAAGGGGATAAGTTAGGATTCTGATAATTCTTTCATAACTCCTTCAAATCTCTTGGCGAAGTCTTTTGCGCCGCGTTCTATTAGTTTTTTACGTTTATTGTTCATTTTTAATAGCAGTGGTTAAATCTGATAAAGCCCTGTTGTAACCTGAAGTTTGTTTTACTGGCATACCGTCAATTCTGTCCGCAAAATCTGGTACATCCCGGCTAGCTTCGTCATCTGAATGAATTTCCATAAATTTAAACCATTCATCCTGCTTATTTCCAGGAATTTGATACCTATGTCCATCATTGTCGAAAGCTTCTACATATTCTTCTTTCTTCATCTTCTCCACTTTCTCCAACACACTCTGTAGAGCTTGGGTGTGGACTTTTTGGATAGCTTGATAGATTATTTCAGAAAACTCTGCGTAGTGTCCGTGTTTTTTATAAGCTTCAACCGCTGTCTTAGCAGCTATCTCTTTCCATTGTTCTTTAGATTTCTCCATGTTGTTTTTTGTAGTTATCGTATAACATTTTCATTAAATCGTCACACTTATGTTCTCCTGTAAACATTGCTTGGCAATTGTGGCATATTTTAAACTGTTGTTCTTTAGGGGGTGTCATAAATTAATCTTGTTCGCTTATAATTTCCTTTAATGACTGTAAAAAGTCAGAGTTTCTAAATGCTTGTTCAAGAAAAAGGGCGGCTTGGTTTATTCTTTGGTTGTGTTCTTTGCCAGATAGACCAGGCGGCAGTTCTATAAAGACTGTATCTCCGAACAACTTACCTATTCTGTGTTTTTCCCATTTGTTTGTCATATTCTCCTCTCTTTCTTTGTTATTGTTCATAGGGGGATTAAAACTATTCTTCATCTTCTTGATAATCAAAACCGTTTTTTACTGCTCTATAAAGCTTTATTATTGCTTTTAGTGGCTCTCCTGCAATCCCTTCAAAAGGGTCATCTTCACCTTCGCGTCTTTTTGTTGTTGCTATCCATTGGTAGGGATAAGGTGGTCGAATATCACCATCAGTACAAATAGCTTCAATTTTTCCAAATTCACAGCCCATTTTTTTAATCTCATCAAGGTAAAATGTAAAACCTCTTGCTCTTGGATTTCTTGGTGCTTCACTTGTGTTGTCGAAAAATGTTTTCATAGTGTTATATGTTATCTTTCAAATCTTTCACCGACCGTATATATCCTAATAATGCTGAAAGTTTCATTGAAAAGTTCCCAATTTCAAAATCAGACTTTGTTTCATATCTATTTGGAAGTATATTTTTGCTTGCTTTTTCTGTCTCTTCGGCTAATTGCAATAAACTCTGAAACCACACTACGGGCATTTCATAAACTAACTTGCCGTGTACTTCTTTTAATTGTGTTACGTCTCTTTTCATAGCGTTACATGTTATCTAAATCTTATAATCGCACTTACTACATTTTAATCCGAGAAAATTACCACCAGAATAGTTCGATGTCATCGCCTCAAACATCCAATAGTTTAAAGGTAGCCCGTCATTTGGACACAGAACCTTAATGTTACTTGTCTCTATTGTGTTCATATGTTATCTGTGGGGATACTTATTTCCTCCATAATTTAGACCTTTTATTTTAATTTCTTTTCCAACCAAACTTGATTTCAAATCTTCTATAAAGATATTTCTGGCGTGTTCATCTTTTTTGATATATGCGATGGTAATATGCGGTTTATATCCTGTAAAAGTATTTATGTGAGGCAAAAACTCTAGCCGACGATGCCCCTCTAAGAGTTCGTCTGTAACTTCAATATGAGCCACAACGCAGTAATAAGGTTCGTCTTCATAAGGACTTTCAAAGAAACCTACATCAGCAATTTTTATGGTTTTCATATCCCACCCCTCCAACACTTTTTCTATATGTGGCTTATAATTTTTCGCCTCTGTTAAAAACCCATAGAGTAAAGTCAAGTGCGGTTCATTACCGACATAGCCGTCAATCCAAAATCTGTCTTTATTTTTTGCCTTATACATAAACACCTCCTTAAAAAAGGTGTCAAAGTTAACTCCTGCACCAGTTTCCCAGTCTTGAATGATGTGGTTTGGTAGTTCTAAAGGTTCTGTATCTAACATTAAACACCCTAGCTTGTTTAGGTCTATTCCTAGCCACTGATATACCTCTTTGAAATTGTGTGAACTTAATTGTTTGTTTTCTTTTTTCATATCTATTTATCTTTACTTAAGTTGGTAAGGGAGAGACCGATTTCTGAATCAAATGAAGCGATAATGTCTCCGTTGAACTGGTCTATTATTTTGTAGCGTCTTTTTGTGTCTGGCATATATTCTTATTTCTTAGTTAGGAGGTTGATAAATTGCTCGTATTCTTCATTCAAATTTTCTGTTGATAAATTATTTCTAAAGTATTCTGCTTCTCGTTTTATTTCTTCAACCAAAGCGGTGCGTTCGTCAGCTCTACCTCTTTCATAAGCTGCTTTATCGCATTCTGGGCATTGTGGCTCATCACAGTGCTCTATTTCGGTAGTATATTTTTCTTCTTCCTCTTCCAACATATCTATAACTTTTGCATCTTCGTTAAACTCTTCCTTTTCGTTTTGCTCCCTTAAAACTTCACCGCAAATTCGGCAGTGGCAGTGACAATCATTATTTCTACATACTTCTCTATTGCCGTGTATTAAACCACCTATAAGATAGGTACATTTATCACAGCACTCTTTATTTGCTTTCTTGGTTGCTTCATCAAAAGTCTTTCTCAAACTTGAGTTTTCACCTTCAAACACTTCGCTTGGTTTTTTTGTTTTCATACTTATAGCTCGTTACTTTTACGTGTTCTCATGTTAGTAAAATTATATCACTTTTGATAAAATAAACGCGTCGACACCTTCTTTTGAGGTTTCTTTAAAGTGATAGATTCCATCGGGAATTACTTCTATCCCTTTATCTGTAACTGTTCTTGATGTTTTTTGTATAAACAAACCATCTTCAACTTGCTTTTTTGAAAGTTCCACCCCAACAACTTTGTTTTGCTTATCGTAGTAGATAACAGCGTAGTTCATATTGCTGTATAACTTCATGTAGTCATGCCAGAAAATAATCCTTTTGCTGCTTACAGTTAAAGCATACCCTTTATGCTTACTGTTGCCTCTTTTTGTTTTTTCTATTTTTACGAAGTTAAACATATTATTTACAATCTATTGACTGGTAATTTCTTGCTCCATTTTCTTTCGTGCCGCGTCTCGTAGCCATGCAGCTATACTAAACTTATAATCTTTCTTTTTCTTCTTGCGAAGGTATTTGAGTACGTCTTCGTCCATTTCTACGGGGAATTTTATTTTCTTAGTCATATTTTGTTAATCTTATCAGTTTATATTTGTAGCCTTTGTCTGGTGCTTGTTTTGTTATTCCAGTTTTTATATTTCCTTCAGTGTCAACAATTAGACACTTTGTGGCTTCTTGCTTAATTACTTCACCACCTAAAATATCTTTTTCATACACGGCTACATTTGAAGGTAACTTGTATTCAAATGTACCACCAGATAGAACAGAAATCCCGTTAATACTTGAATTTGAGAATTTCATAAGAATTTCCTTTAAGTCCTCAGCTTTTATTAATCTTTCCTTTAAATCAGCATTGTCCTTCGCTAGATATTCTAATCTAGCTGTAATTTCTTTATAAGTTTTGTTTTTTAATATTTTCATAGTTGTTATTCATAAATCTCTTTTTGTGTTAATTTAACCGACCCATTAGGTATGTACTCTGGAATACTTACTACTTTTTTCTGTGGTTTGTATCTATACCAGGCAATACCTTTTTCTTCTTTTTGCTCGACTTTGCCTTCCTCGACTAACTCGCGTACCCTTCGTGTGCCGTTTCCTGCCATTTTACCCAGTTCTTGGGATTTTCGTTCGATAACGTGGCTAGGAACCCAGTCTTGGAAGTTCTTTAACCTTGTGAGCAGTTGGTTTTTAAGCGAGACTTTCATATTACCATTCTTGGATAAACTCTATTTCTTCTTCTTTGAAACCAAAAGATTTAGCTTTAGCTTGATTACATTTATCTTCTGCTGTTCCAATAAAATATTCTCGACCCGTTGTTGGGCAAAATACATTAAGATATTTAAGTGGTTCTTCTACATTCTTTACTGAGAAAGAAATCACTTTCATTGGGTTTTTGTATACATCAATGGTCTCATCTAAAACTTTGAAGTCTTTTAACTTCTTCATTTTAGTTTTATCCATGTATTCATATGCAATTCGTCGATGTTCTAGATTGTCTATAGCAAATATTTCTTCTGGAGAAAACTTATCTTTAACTACTTTTGTCCACCATTTCTTTTCAAAGGTAACTCCATTAAGCTTATATACTTTTACTCCGTCAGCAAATACAAGCGCTGGGCCTTTTGTTGAATGTAATTGTTTTCTTTCGTTCTGTTCAATAACTACTGGTCGCTTCATTACAAAACACTTCTTCTCAAACATCATCACATAGAACGCTCCAGCCTTTAAATAACCAATATATTGATTTGCTTTGTCATGGTTTATAACTCCTATTTTATTATAGAAGTCGTACCAAGATGCCCAGTCTGAGTCGTAGGCGAGCGAGCACCATGAGACACTATCCCAGACACTAGCCCCGACACTATCCCTGACA